AAAGAAAAAAAAAGAAAAACATATACGCAACGAACACCAACCAGAACGAGCCTGTCGAGCCATCTGTGCAGCCTACGCCGCCGTCTTCCAAGAAGCAACCGGGATACGCTGGCAATACGACGACCGGCAGGTCTCGATAGCAGCGGCAGTGCTGAACATGGGATACACCGAGGACACGTTCATCGAGGATGCTACGAAGACAGCCGCATGGTTCATAGGTCAGGACAAGAAGCCACCTGTATCGCTTGCATGGTTTACCCGCAAAGCTGAGAACAAGGCAGGGCACAAGCCACAAGGTCCAGACATCAACGCCATTCTAGGCAAGGTCACAGGTGCTGCAAGATGGTAGTGTACAAACATCAATCGTTCCATTGGTGCCTGTACACCAGAATAATTGCGTGGCGTGACCGGCGCGTCCGGCCAGCGCGAGAACCGCCCTTAGGCCCCCCCCGCCCCCCGTCACGTATAGGGGGGGGCCTCCCGAAATATTTTCCCATTTTCCGTTGAAAGGAAATTCCATGAGTAAGCGATACAGAGTTGTGCAGGGCAAGGAAATCCCTGGTCGAGACAAGCCGTTGTGGTTGAGGTTGGGCACTGCGTTTGAGAAGGACGGCAAGCCTCTCAGCATAAAGTTGGATGTGTTGCCATTGCCTAACAAGGACGGCGATGTGTGGTTACGTTTGTTTGAGGACGATGGTGCGGGCGCTGGAGCGGCTGTTGCTGCGGGTGGTGGAGCCACTGGTGCGTTTTCTGCGCCGATTGGTGAGGCTGCGGCTGCGCCACGCGACGACTTAAACGACTCCATACCGTTCTGATGGCTGAGAAACCGAGGAGGCGGGGGCGCACTGGTCCTCGCCCGCCGAAGATGGCGATGGGTGCGATTACCAAGCGGTTGCGTGGGTCGAGCATTATTTACGACCACCGTGATGAGTTGGCCTTGGAACTGCTTGGCCTAGCCTCTGCGAAACTGACTGATGTTGTGTCGTGGGATGATGACGGCAAGGCGCGTATTCGTGCGTTCAAGGATGTTCCTGAGCATGTGAAGGCGGCGATTAAGAAGGTGAAAATCACGCCGACTGCACACGGGGATATTATGGAGTTTGAGATGGTGGACAAGGTGCGGGTTATGCAGATGTTGGCCAAGAGTGCTGGTCTGCTTGATAGCGAGAAGGTGGTGGATAAGCCGTCTGTAATTTCAATTGATATGATTATGCCGGAAGAGCCGGGGAAGGAGAAGGAAGATGAGTGATACTTGCTTATATTGCGCTTGGTGGTGTTGCCAACTTGACAGTGGCCACTTCAGTTATGGCGAGTGCAGACGCTACCCGCCTACGCGCCCCGTCACTAACAAAGACGTCAAAGAGATGAGTATTCCCAGTTCTGAGAGGACATACCACGTAATGGAGCGCAGTGGCTGGTCCATACAAACCAGAAGCGATGACTTTTGCGGTGAATTTAAGTTGTGCCCTGAGGAGGCGGCAATCCGCAAAACGGCTGACTTTAGAGAGGTAACAGGATGAGTGATTTCAGTGTTTTTCAAGATTTGGCCTCGGCCATCAAGAGCAAAAAAAAGGCTATGGGGTTTATTGGCCTTCATAAAAAGGACGTTGCATTTCTTCTTAGTTGTTTGGCTAAAAGCAAAAAGTTCTTGGTTCCAAATGACGGTTTAGTTTGGGATGATGCTGACAAGGTGCCTGACTTGGCAAAGGAGCGCATAGTGTTGCCGTTTCCTGTCACATCGACGCTCAGTCATTTTCACAATGAGGATGGGAACCGGGTATCTAGGGTTCATTTATGGTTTAGGGATGCGCGTCATTTGCTAAACCGGGCATCGTTTGGTCATCACGCTGATTTGCCTAGCGCGGATTGCTTGGATGATTTGTGCGCTTGTGTGATTTTTTACTTGGTTCCTATGAATGTTTTCAGCGGCAAGAGTGCATTTTGTGTGTGGTCTCCCAGCTACACGTACTTGTTTTGCAAGACGCAACGATTTGAGGATATTTTGTTTCCATTTGGTGAGGCTGATTTTCACCCGGCGGGCGAGGAGCTTGCGCTTTATAGGGGGAATTGTGGGCGCTTAATGCGTAGCGGCAATACGTTAGATACTACGCCGGTGCGTAAGTTTTACGGGGCGCGTTGGACTAATTCAACACTTGGTATTGGTGAAGAGGCTCCCGTAAATCCAAATGATGCAAAGAACAAGCATCTATTGATGGAAATGGTGGGTTCGTCAAAGGAGTTTAACAAAAAAAGTTGGAAACCTGCAACGCAAAAACTAATTGAAACTGAGAGTGTTAATACTTTAAGTACGTTACAAGCGTATGTTGTTGAGACATGCAACCAAAAGAACCATTTGTATTTTGACGGCGCGAACATTTTTGCCAGCCTTGGCGCGTTAAACCCTGACAGGATAAACAATTATTTCACGGCAATTACGCCACCTGTTGGCCGTGCAACTAGGCCAAAGAAGTATGAACAGAAAAAGACGGTTGTTTCAATTTTCCCTACTGGTCGAGATGTTTCGCGGACAGGTACTAGGGTGGGCGTGTCACCGTGCATGCACGACCGGCGGGGTCATTGGCGCAGATTGAAAAGCGGCAAGACTGTTTGGGTTCGTAACTGTGTTATCGGCAAGCCGCAAAATGGGGTGATTACCGAGCAATCATATGTGTATAGGTCAGCCAATGGTTAAGCCAGTTGCCGGATTAAAGTTAAACTTCAGTTCCTCGCCCACTGTGGCGAGGTTCTTTAAGAGCGATGCGTTTGTCAGGGGCATCATGGGGCCGGTTGGGTCTGGCAAGTCGTATGCTTGTTGCGCTGAGATATTTCGCCGGGCTGTTGCTCAGAAGGCTAGTCCCAGGGACGGCATCAAATACAGCCGCTGGGCGATTGTCCGCAATACGCATCCTATGTTGAAGACCACGACCTTGAAGACCTGGCTGGAGTTATTGCCGGAGGATACGTTTGGGGCGGTTAAGCATAGCCCGCCGATTACGCATCACATCAAGTTGCCGAGCCGAGAGGGTGCCGCTGGGATTGATATGGAGGTTATCTTTTTGGCGTTGGATGACCCTAAAGATGTTCGTAAACTTCTCAGCCTAGAACTAACGGGGGCGTGGGTGAACGAGTGCCGTGAATTGCCAAAATCGATTGTCGATGGCCTGACGCATAGGGTTGGCAGATACCCAACAAAGGCTGACGGCGGTGCGACCTGGCGGGGCGTTATCTTGGATACGAACCCGATGGACAGCGACCATTGGTATTATCATTTGGGCGAAAAGGAAAAGCCTGGGGGCAAGTTTCGTTGGGATTTCTTTAAGCAGCCGGGTGGCGTGTTTGAGGTGCCCTTAGAGGAATTGCCTGATGATATGCCGGAAGCCAAGGGGTTTATGTTCCAAGCTGGCAAGTGGTGGCAGACCAATCCCAAAGCCGAGAACTTGGGCAACTTGCCTGACGGGTACTATGAGCAATTGCTGGGCGGCAAGCGGTTGGATTGGATACAGTGCTATGCTGAGGGCAAGTACACGTTTGTGCAGGAAGGGCGGGCGGTTTGGCCTGAGTTCAATGACAACTTGATGACCGCTGACTTGGAGCCCGACCCGTCACTGCCGGTTCACGTTGGCCTAGACTTTGGTTTGACCCCGGCGGCGGTATTTGCTCAGAGATTGAAGAATGGCCGGTGGCATATCCTGCATGAGTTGGTGACGTTTGAGATGGGCTTGGAACGGTTTTGCTCAAGCCTCAAGGCTGACCTTTCTTCGCGTTTCCCTGGCTACAGCACTTTGGTGTGGGGTGACCCGGCGGGTATGCAGCGCGACCAAATCTTTGAGACAACGTCTTTTGACCACCTCAAGACGCACGGCATCTTGGCCCAGCCTACCGCGACCAACGATTTCAAGACAAGGCGCGAGGCCTTGGCCATGCCGATGGGCAGACTAATCGATGGCAAGCCGGGTTTGCTGGTTGACCGCAAGTGCATACGCACACGCAAGTCTCTGAGCGGCGGGTATCACTTCCGGCGTGTGTCAATTGGCGCGGGGCAAGAGCGGTTTCGGGACGCTCCAAACAAAAATGAGCATTCACACGTTGGCGATGCGGCGGGCTATTGTCTCTTGGGTTCTGAGCATAAAATCATGACGAAACGCCCGATGCCGACCGGCGGGTCTTTCAAGCAAGCAAAGGTGTTAGACTTTGACGTTTTCAATAGCTGAACTTAACGAGGTTATGCGGATGCAACGGGATAACCGTGTGGTCCGCTGGTATCCCCATCATTTGGATATGTGCGAACTAAACGAGTTCGACGCCGCCAATATTGAACTGTTTGCGGACTACAAGCAGTACTTGGAAACCTACGCAAACGCTGGCTTGGCGTTCTCTGTCTTGGACCGTGATGGTATCTCTGCCATGTTTGGCGTGTGGCAGCTTTGGCCGGGTGTTTGTGAGGCGTGGCTTATCCCCAGCAAGGACATTGGGCGCAAGGTTGTGCCCCTGCATCGTGGTTCATTGGCCTTTTTTAACCACGTTTCTAAGCAAATGAAGATAAAAAGACTACAATTTAGTGTACACTCAGCAAATGCTACCGCTTGTCTATGGGCAGAACGCTGTTATTTTCAGCGCGAAGGCACCATGAGGTCTTACGGGCCGGACGGTGCGGACTACTACATGTACGGGAGGTTGTTTAATGGTCGGTATATTCAGTAGCAAGGCACCACCACCCACCCCCACGGTGGCTGAAACCGATGCTGATGACACCATTTCTCGGCAAGAAGCGGTAGCAGAACGCCAAGAGGCAGCGGAACAGCGCAAGATACAGGGCCGCAAGCGGTCCAAGCGCACCGGCGGGCGGCGTATGTTGATGGCCCAAGACGTGGCACCTGGTGATGCCGGCCCCGGTCGGCAAGTCCTCTCCCGCATTCTAGGCGCTGGCCGGAACCCGCGAGGGTAGTGATGAAAACCTACCGACGAAACCCCAAGCACACAAAGGTGAAAGACGATGTACGGTCAAAAAAAGCCGCCCAAAAAGCCGACAAAGAAGGTAAAAAAGGGTAAGTAATGGTACTCTCGGTCGAGGACATTAAGAAGCGGTACGCCCGTTGCAACGCTCACAAAGAAGAGTGGCGCAGCATCTACGAAGAGGCGTATGAATTTGCCCTGCCCATGAGAAACCTCTACGATGGTTATGCTGAAAGCGGCACGCCTGGGCAAAACAAGATGCGCCGTGTCTTTGACTCAACTGCTATTCACTCGACCGCCAGATTTGCGAACCGCATACAGTCCTCGCTGTTTCCCCCGCAACGTCCTTGGTGCCGTTTGCAACCGGGCAACGACATTCCCGAAGAGCAGAAGATTGAGGCCCAGCAAGTCCTAGACTTCTACACCGAGAAGATGTTTGCCGTGATGATGCAATCAGGCTTTGACCTGGCGATGGGCGAGTTCTTGCTTGACCTTGCGGTCGGCACCTCGGTGATGCTGATACAACCCGGTGATACTCTGACGCCCATACGTTACACGGCTGTGCCCTCTTATCATATCTGTTTCGACGAAGGCCCCAACGGGGTGCCGGATACGGTCTATCGCAAGCTGAACCGACCGTTCAATGTAATCCAACGCGAATGGCCTGACGCCAACATTCCACAGCGGATGATTGACGATGCCGCCGAAGACCCGACCAAGAAGGTTAGCCTCATTGAGGCCACCTACACCATCGATGGCCAGATGTACTATTGCTTGGTCACTGCCGAGGGTGATGACAAGCTGGTGCATCGTGACCTCAAATCATGGCCGTGGGTGATTTCCAGATACATGAAGGCGTCAAACGAGCGGTATGGGAGAGGCCCGGTATTGTACGCCTTGGCCGACATTCGCACCTTGAACAAGGTCGTTGAACTCACGCTCAAGAATGCCAGCATAAGTATCGGCGGCGTGTTTACGGCGGTGGATGACGGTGTGCTTAATCCGCAAACAATCTCCATTGTGCCGGGTGCGGTCATAGGCGTGTCAAGTAACGGTGGCCCACGCGGTCCAAGCCTGACGCCCCTGCCCCGTTCCGGTGATGCGAACCTGTCCCAGATTGTGGCCAATGACCTGAGAACCAATATTAAGAAGGCCCTGCTTGATGAGAGCCTGACGCCTGAGAATATGTCGGCCCGTTCGGCCACTGAAATAAACGCCAAGCTATCTGAACTTTCCCAGAACCTCGGATCCGCGTTTGGTCGTTTGATTTCGGAGACAATGTTTCCAATCGTGCGCCGGTCGCTAGAATTGATGGACGAGATGGGGATGATTGAACTGCCCCTTAAGGTAAACGGCCTAGAGGTGACGGTCGTTCCACAATCGCCCTTGGCTATGGCCAACAATGCCGAGCGGCTGGGTGAGATTATGCAGTTCATGCAGATTTCGCAAGCACTAGGCCCGGTCGGCCAGACACTCATCAAAATGGATGCTGTTGGCGATTACATTGCCGACCAGCTTGGCATCCCCGCTGACCTACGCACCACCTTAGAAGAACGCGCCGAAATGCAAGCGCAGATGGCAGAAGCTGCCGCCATGATGGCAGAGCAAGAGATGGGCGGGGCACCGCCAACTGAGGCACCACAAGCATGAACAACGCCAGAAAAATACTACACTCTATCAATTCACCAGGCTGGGATGGCCTTGACGCTGAACCAGCACCAATAAAACTAGAAAACCTTGATGTAATGCGTGACTTGGACCTGGCCTTCAAGCGCACGTTTTCCAGCCCGACCGGCAAAAAGGTCTTGGAAAATCTACATACGGTTTATTGCGACCCACCTTGTTGGGTGCCGGGGCTGGCTGAACCGTACGCCTATGCCCGCGAAGGCCAGAAGTCAGTCATTGAAGATATTTTAAAGCGAGTGAAAAGAGCTGATGACGTTAAATGATGAAGGTCAAACAGTGGCCGAGACTGAAGCGCCGGAACCAGCAAGCCTTATGGATGGTGTGTCAAGTTCTGAGCCAGAAAGTGAGGTCGCAGATGAGGCAATGCCGCACCGCGTCGAGGATGAGAAGCCGCCAAAAGAGGAACGACCAGCGTGGCTTGACGAGAAGTTCGCCAAGCCGGAAGACCTAGCGAAAAGCTATGACGAACTGCAAAAGAAATTCTCTCAGGGAAAGCACAAAGCGCCCGACGAGTACTCAACCGATGTGCTGACCGAGGCGGGCTATGAGTTGGATGACCCGGTGGTCGATACCTATCTAGGCTGGGCAAAAAAATACAATGTGAACCAAGAGGCATTTGACGAACTGGCCGGTGCCATCACGCAGATGTCCGGCGAGAATGTTGCGGCGGCTGAAGCTGACTACAAAGCAGAACATGAGGCTCTCGGACCCAATGCCGACGAGATAATCAAAAGCAATGTGACTTGGGCTGACGGTCTAGTTCGCAAGGGCATTGTCTCAGAGGATGAACGCGCTGAGTTGAACAACTGGGGCGGTACGGCCATTGGCCAGCGGCTGATGCAGAAAGTTCGCACAATGACCGGCGATATGTCAAAGATACCGCTTGCCCCGGTCGCAGAAGAACAATTGTCTGAGGCAGATTTTACGGTCGAGATGCAAAGCCGCATGGCAGACCCACGCTATCAAAGTGACCCAGCGTATCGGCAAAAAGTTGAGAATGAGTTTAACCGCCGATACGGTTAGTTCTCCTCGCCAGGTTTCCTCCCAGCTTGGCAGACTAGGGGGGCAAGGTTTTCTCGTCCTTGCCTTGCTCCCCATTTTTTTGTACAGACATCAAAAGTAATGCTTAGTATTTACACATTGTGCAAAATCGTGTAAGGCGGTTTTGACTGACAACCCTTTTTGGGCCGGTCCTCACACGTAGAGGCCGGGATGTTTCCCGATAACCAGACGCGAATTTTTGGTTTAATCAGGAGACAATCATGTCTACAGGACTTTCCCCAGCGTTTGTCCAGCTTTTTGACAGTGAAGTTAAGCAAGCCTATCAGGGCACTTCAATGTTGGCTGGTACAGTACGCACAAGAACAGGAGTTGAAGGCTCGACCGTCAACTTCCCTACAGTCGGAAAGGGTGCCGCATCACTGCGTTCTCCACAAACTGACGTAGTGCCCCTTAACACCGATTTTGCAACCGTAAGTTGTACATTGCAGGACTATATCGCTGCAGAGTACAGTGACATCTTTAACCAGCAAAAGGTGAACTTTGACGAGCGTTCCGAGTTAGCGCAAGTCGTTGGCTCTGCAATCGGACGCCGCCAAGACCAGTTAATTCTGGACGCAATCGCGGCAGCATCAGCGGGCACCACGGTGGCCAATACGGTTGTAACATCAGGCTCTGCCGCTGCATCTGACCTTAACGTGGGTAAGATTATTGCGGCTGCTAAAGCACTGAACGCAGCTAACGTGCCAAGCACCGACCGCCACATGGTTATCCACGCAAACGGCCTTGCCGCATTGCTTGGTGACGAGCGGGCTGTTTCGTCTGATTTCAACTCACTGCAAGCATTGCAGCGTGGAGACATTAACACGTTTATGGGCTTCACCATGCACGGTCTTGGTGACCGCGATGAGGGTGGCTTGGCAATCGACGGCTCAAGTGACCGCACAAACTTTGCGTTCCACAAGAGCGCCATCGGTTGTGCAGTCGGAATGGCACCAACGACAAAGATTGACTACATCGCTGAGAAAACTTCGTTCTTGGTTGCTGCATGTCTGTCGATGGGTGCAGTCGCAATTGATGCCGCTGGCATCGTTGATGTAACCACCAGGGAGGCTTAATCATGGCTTTTGACAGAGCGAACTGGTCACCGATTGGTGGCCAATCCAAACGGGGCAAAGCGCCTCAAATGTGGTCCTACACCACCACCGATGCCAAAACGGTTGTCGATGGTGCGGGCTACTTCAATGATGTGTCTGGTGACGTAGTAGTGGGTGACCTCATTTACTCCTACGCCTCAACCGGCGGCACCGCTACGGCCTCACACCACGTTGTACTTTCTAACGCATCAGGCGTGGTTGACGTAGGTGACGGCGTAACAATCGCGGTTACTGACAGCGACTAATAACGATTACGGGGGCGGGCAATCCGCCCCCGTACCTATTGGAGTTGATACATGGCCCAGGGCGATACAAGCATTTCGATTTGCAATCAGGCGCTGTTACTTCTGGGCGATGAAAGTATCTCAAGTTTTGACGATGGCACCGCCGGTTCTCAGGCTTGCTCTATCGTGTATGACATGGTCAAAAATTCTACTCTCGGCATCTTCTCTTGGTCGTTTACGGTGGCCAAGGTCGAACTTGCCAGAAGCACCAACACCCCGGCATCAGAGTGGACCTACGAATATATTCTACCATCTGACATGCTCACCGGCGTACCTCGCGCCGTGCGTACTAGTTCGGCGGCTAATGCCCCATTGGTGCGGTCCTATGAAATAAACCAATCAACCGGCGGTCTGTCGGTCCTGATGACCAACGAGACCAGCATTTATATAGATTACCAGAAGGCGGTCCCAGAGGCGCAAATGCCCCCCTACTTTGTGACCCTGATGGTGTACCAACTTGCGTGGCACTTGGCCGAGGTTATCACTGACCAGACCACCAAGTCACAATACTGGCGCTCCATTGCTCTTGGCTCACCGTCTGAGAACTTTCGCGGCGGCTGGCTACGTCAGGCAATGTCTATGGATAGCAGCGGCACACCGCCCAGCGTCATCTCAGATTACTTGTTGACTGACATCAGATGAGCCGCACCCAACAATATCAAGCGTCCTTCACAGTCGGTGAACTGGACCCGTTGTTGCGCGGTCGCATTGACTTGCAGCAATACTACTCAAGCGTGGACCTCGCCGACAATGTTGTCTTTGAGCCTCAAGGTGGGTTCTCTCGGCGCCCAGGCACCCGGTTTGTGCATGACCTCACTGCCGACAACCCCAGTAACTCGGTAATGCTCATACCGTTTGAGTTCTCGACCACCCAGAAATTTATGATTGTGGCGTCTGCCTACAACACCAGTTCAACAATCCGCTTTCGTTTCTTCGCAGACCAGACTCAAATAGAAAACCTCAACAGCACAACAAATGAATACATAGATTTTGCGGTCGGCACTCTCTACGACGTCAGCGCCTTTGACCTACAAAAGCTGTACTTTACGCAGTCAGCCGACACGCTGATTTGCACACATGAGAACTTTGCGCCGTTCAAAATCACCCGTGGCGCAAACAATCAGACTTGGACCGTTGCGGCCCTAACCCTGACCAAGCCGCTCTCCGCTTTTACCGTGTCCACCAGCAACCCTAGTGCCACCATCACGCCAGATGCCGTCACCGGTGTAGTGACAGTAACCGCTAGTTCTGGCATCTTTTCATCTGGCAACGTCAACCAATACATCAACGTAACAAATGATTTTGGCCGCGCCCGCATCTTTGAGTTTGTTAGCAGCACGGTTGTGCGCGTCATTACAGAAGTGCCCTTTGCTAAAGCCTCAACGGCCATTGCCAGTGGGTCATGGGAACTAGAAGCGGGCTATGAGGATTGCTGGAGTAACACACGCGGCTGGCCTAGAACGTGTACGTTCCACGAAGGGCGTTTGTACTTTGGTGGGAGTGCGTCAGAACCCGCAACGCTGTTTGGCTCCAAAGTATCTGATTTTTTTTCCTTCAAAGCCTCAGAAGGCCTAGACGACGATGCCATAAAAGTGACGCTAGCCACCGATAGCGTCAACGCCATTACCGCCCTGCGCTCTGGCCGTGACCTGCAGATATTTACCACCGGGGCCGAGTTCTTTGTGCCTCAAGCCGACCTCACGCCAATCACGCCATCCAATGTCACGGTTAAGTCAGCGACACGGCGCGGGTCTAAGTTGGGATTGCGTCCGCAAGCTGCCGAAGGCGGTACGCTGTTTATGTCCAAAGAGGGCAAGGCATTGCGTGAAATGCTGTTCTCTGACGTTGAACTTAGCTATGTGGCCAACAACATCAGTTTGCTTTGTTCGCACATGATACTGGACCCGCAACGTATGGCCCTGAGACCGGCCACTGACACTACTGAGGGCGATTTGCTGATGGTGGTCAATGGCTCAACGACAACGGGCTACAGGGCGGCAAGCACTGGGTTTGCGGGCAATATCGCGGCATTCATGCTGAACAGGCCACAACAAATCGTGGCGGCTAGTACGTTCTCAACAGACGGTGATTTCATCGATGTCGCGGTTGATGGTGACACCATCTATTGCATTGTCAAACGCACCATAGGCGGTGCCGCGAAGTATTACATTGAAACCTTTGACGATGACCGCACTACCGATTGCAGCTTGCAATACTACGCCAACCCGGTCGCGCCTGACCAGGCACTGCCCAGCAACACAACAGCGGGGTCTCTAAGCCATCTTGAAGGCGAGGTGGTCAACGTAATCCGCGATGACATTGTTGACGCCAATGACACGGTCGCATCGGGCAATGCCACATTGGGCGGCGTTCCGACAAGCTATGCTGAGGTTGGTTTGCCTTTCACGCCTACGGTAACGACCCAGCCATTTGAGCCAAGGGCCGCGTCCGGCTCTAGTCAGAGTGCCCGGCGGCGGGTGGTTGAGGTTACACCAATACTGGACAGAGCGCAGAACCTGACGGTCCAAGGCAAAGAGGTGCAGCTTCAAACCTTGCCCTTGAGTGGCACCGGGTCAGTACCAACCTTTACCGGCGTTAAAAAGCAAATGGGGTTTCTTGGCTATAGCCGTGATGCCCAGATAACAATTAGCCAGAGCAAGCCGGTTTTCTTCACCGTCCTGGCCCTTGATTACAAAGTGAGTGTAGGCGCATGAGTGGTATGGAAATTGTGCTGTTGGGGGCACTTGCTGCCTCATCAGCGGCGGCGGGTTTTGCCAAGGTTAAGTCGGCCAAGTATCAACGCAACGCCTACTATTCGCAAGCGCGACAGGCTGAACTTAAAGGCCGTTCCGATGCCCTAGCCTACAAGCGCGAAGGCATAGACATTCTCAGAAACGTGCAAAAGACAATGGCCACGGCCAATGTCCGAGCCGCCGCCGGTGGCCTTGCGCCGTTTGTCTCTGGCGAAAGCACAAGCCTTATTAACATAGCCAGTTTGCGGGGTGCAGCGGACGAGTTCTCGGTACAAACTGACAATGCCTCTCTGGCACAAAGCATGTCCCAAGCCCAAGCCGACAATCTCCGCACCGCCGGTGACGTTGGCGTTAAAATGGCGCGGACCAATGCCAAGATAGGGTTTGTGCAAACAATGGCGCAAGGCGGTCTGATGGGTGGGTTCACCGGCAATAGTACGCTTCCAATATCAAGGCCTGGCTATGGGCCGGTGGTGCCGACCTAATGGCTGAACGTCCCACATATCAGCGGCGAGGCGCACAACTGCGAATGCCGACCTTCCAAGATGCGGTTGGTCAGGTCGCGGCTAGAGGTGCGGCACAGACAGGGCAAGCATTGGACCGTATGACCTCGTTCTTTTTGCAGCAAACTGAGCAACAAGCTGAAATTGCGGGCGCAGAATATGGGGCACTACACGCGCCCACAAAGAAACAAATTGAGGATGCGTACAAATCTGGCGGTGCAGTAGATATGCCCGGTGGTAATCTTACTGTGTTCGACCGTGCCGCCAAGCGGGCCGCATACAATATGGCCAGCGACCAACTGGAAATGCTGACCCGCGAAAAAATATCAGAGATTGTGCTGGGCGCTTATCAAAGCAAAATACCCGCTGATGATTTGGCCGAGAGTATTGACGCAGTGATTGCTGGCTATGCGGGCACGTTCGACCAAGAGGCTCCAACGGTTGCGGTCCAGTTCCGCGCCAAAATGGGCATCTACGCTAACAACGAGTTTGAGGCATACAGCAAATGGAAGATTGGTCAGAACAAGTCTAATGCGGCTGCAGTTCTCTACGCTGGGCATGTGCAAACTGACCAAGGGGGCCATCCTCAAAGCGTGTTTAACAATACACCAGCGGGGGGCAACTAATGGCTGAAGCTGTTTCCATTGTTAGAGGGGGAAACGTTAGGCGTTCACTCAAGCCCAAACTGCGCCCTGCACCAGAGAATGAGGTTATAGATTTAACTGCCCCGGCGACCGCTATTGAGCTAATCCAAATGGAGAAGCTAGAACGGTTGCAGCAATACGCTGGCTTGGGCATGACGCCATCACAAATTAAAACGGCGGCTGACAACTTTGACAAGGTGCGTATCGATGCGGCCATGCAGGTGATGGTTGACAAGGCTTTTAACTATAAGGTTGACCAAGTAATT